GCCGTGGGCCTACATTCTACTACCAGCTGCAGCGCTAAGGGGGTCCCGTCCTGGGAGCCTTAGAGTGTTGTGCTGGTAGGTAGTAGAAGCGATGTTCGCGTTGGACGGGACAGCGGCGGAGGATAAAACCTCCCCTTGACCTGTACAACTCAGTTTTCGCCCGAGGGTGACCTTCGGTGAGACTGGAACGGAATTTCTACGCACAGATACATTAGTAGTAGCATGCTCGGAAGAGCCCTGCTCTTGACTACTGTTGGATCCGCGACGGCAAGGGAGTTTTCTCCCTGCCTTACGTAGATGTTCGTCTCGGTGTCGATCGTGTTTGCCCTCCCTTCTCGGGGGGGGGGCGACGCTATAGACAGTGTTATGACCATCGTCGCGGACCGTATGCACTAATGGCATACGGTCCGATACGGGCCCAACAAAAGTCAACGTCAGTTGCTGCTGCAATGATATCTGTGCGATTTGGAACGGACAGGCGTCTGGGGTTCCAGTGAACCAGAGGATGCGATCGATTTCGCTTAAATCGACCATCTTCCCGGTGATCTTGGATTCCGCTTGGCAAACTTTGTTTAGTGAGATGGGGGTAACACCTCTCCACACATTGTTTGCCCTTCGGATGACCCCCTTGACGTCCTTTGCAATCCCTTCCGCAGACTTGAATGCTGGTTCCGACCGTTTGTCGTACCTGGGATCCATGGAATGAAACCCCATGGTCCTGGCCACAACAGTCGCCCTTGCCTCCTTGAGAGAGGTTGGCACAGCATTTGGAGTGAGGCGCTCGGGCAGGTAGTCGACAATAGCTACCTGGTTACGCAAAAGAGAACGCAGTCTCTTTGGCGCCCGACTAGTGAGAAAGATCGAGCCGATCTCCTCACCAAGCCCCGGTTGTCCGTTCAGGATAACCGCGGCGGCCTTCCTCCACGAGGTGGGTGCCTGAGGCTTACCAGGCAGTCCCCAACCTCCAAGAGTCTGCGGGAAATGAAGAGGCAAACCTGTACTTCGCATACGTCCCAAGACTCGGCTATGCACCGCATAGACGATCTTGAGTACGGCCTCCTTCCTCCAGGTCTCTTTAGCGTTCTCATATTCGTGATTGAGAACCCCTGGAAGAGTTAGGTACGCGGGGAGTTTACTTTCTGTCGCGCCCGCCCCCCGTCTTTTGGCAGCAATTAGTGCTGACAGTCGGGGGCGGAGCACTCGTTTCAACCCAACCCAGACATTGTATCTCTCTGGGGCCATATCCAAGCCACCTCCTTGAAGTGAGGCGGTCAGGATCCAGTCCCATAGTGAGTTACCTTGTCCTTCTTGCAAGCGAGGAGGTATCTTCGTTACGATACGCTTCGTCACATACAACTCTTCAGTGAACACCGCGCCGGTGTTACTCTCGTAAGTTTTGTGTGCATTAAGGACAAGCCCTGTCTCGGTTAGGTTGTTGTAGTACTTCGCTTGAACCACACGGGTCCAGGCGGCGACAAAGTCATCTCCGCATATTGCGTAAGGTCTCTTCATCCGTCCGGGATGGACGGCTCCGGTCGTCCATTTCCCTATCGCGCGATCAGCAGCATACGCGTTCAAGACAGACAAGATAGGCCACGTCAACGGCAGACCCATTAGGATCCCCCGTCGACTTGGCTTGCCGTTGCCGTACTTGCCAGTCGGGTCACTCATCTCACCAATGAGACCGTCCCCGATCTGCTTGTACAGCAAGGGTAATCGCTGGCCCTCCGCCCAGGAGAAGCCTATGTCATCTTGTTTGCCACACGCGTCGGCGAATCCATCCCACACAGCTTTGGCCATACTGTGAGGAATGAAATCGCTTGCAGCGGTCAGGTCAGCAGACGTAAGCACAAAGTCTGCTGCTCTACCGTACCTGTTCGCACCTAGCCTCAGCCCTCGAGGCGTGCTAGTGCTCCCAGATAGGGAAAACCCGAACACGGGATCGTGTTTAAGAAGTTGTAATAGCATGCTATTAATCCGCTGGCCAGTGACCACTGCCCAGGCCGGAGAAATTGTTGCTATCCGATGCTTGTTGCCTCGCTCAGCGAGGGCGAGCGGAC